ACATACTACTAATTAATCTACGTAATTCATCTCTCTGGTTTTCTAATTGTTTCTTTTGTGTGAACAACTCCATAGCTTCTTGTTCGACAGATTTTGCATTAAAGATTTTTTTAAATATCGGTGGATTCTTAGCCTCGTGATGGGCGCGGTCTATGTCTGACACCGCAGACATCCATTGCGAAAGACTCTTGCCCATAGACTCTATATCTCTGCCTATGCTAACGCCCTTTTTAAGTGCATTAAAAGCAGACCCAGCTATCGCCATTGCTGAAATTGGGTCAACCATCAGTGCTTCTCCAACGCCCTATCTAGCTTATCCTCAAGCCTATGTAATGCGTCCATGACTTGCCTCATATCATCTCGCAGTTCTGGCTTGGTTGCATAGTTCTCTCTAGTATCATTGAGTAATAACTGTAATCGTTTGACCTCTGCATACATCTGACGGAACGCCCAGAAAATAGGCGCAATCACAAGCGTAAGAATAATATTCCAGAAAAGCATTGCGTCTAATTCCATTACGCACCTCTAAAAATATAAAGCCAATTTGTTTCGCTTTCCCCTTGCATTGTGCTAATTGTCCTTCCATAATCACTCGATTCATGTGTTTTAAAACTGCAAACAACTCTAAACTCGTTATTAGCATCAAATGGTGCATCTGATATTTCTGTAAAACCAGAGGGTATAACTTTAGTGGGCAAATCTTCGCTTGTATTATTAAAAGCATAAGTAACTAAAACCATGACGTCTCCAACATTTATTGTACCAGCTACAACTGTACCACCTTTAGATGAACCATCGTCACCTTGTGGACGTAATTCTATGTTGTGAAAATTTACAACTCTTAAATTTACAAGACTAATTGTGCTTGCCCCTGTAGCTTTAACAAAGAAGCTAGTAAGTGTTTGGGCAAATCCTTCGTCTGTTGTATCAACAGTAAACGTTGTTGCGTTTGAAACACCCCGACCATTATTACCTATAAATACACCAACACGACCAGCATCATTTGAACTCGTCCCTGTTTTATAATCTGTTCTTGTAAAATTACTCTGATTTACAAATGTTGCGGTTTCAGCAGAGCTATCATCTCTATTAGTTTTTACACCAATAACTACTATAGGATTAGTATCGCTATTATCTGCATTTGAGGGTAATGTTACTGTTTGTGCTGCAATATCACCTGAGTCAGCATTCGTATTTACACTGCCAACAGTGTAAGTAATAGTGTCATCAAACTTATGACCAGATGCCATTATGCCTAAAGGAATACCATTCATTAGCTTGATGCCAAGTCACCTACCAACTGCCACGTATCTGTAGCAATCTTGATGCAACTTGCTCCACTATGTTGTGCGCGAAACTTTAAGGTTGGTGTTGAATTTACCGTTACACCAGTGCCACCAGCAACTGTGACCTGACCAGCACCTATCTGAATAAAATCTAACTTTGTACCGATAGGATAAGCCACACTAGAGTTTGGTGGTATTGTAAGGGTGATTGCAGAGCCGTTGGATAATGTAACTAGCTTACCACCATCGGCTAGAACAGTAGTATAGGTTGTGCCTGTCTGTGCGTTAATAGCTTGGTATGCTTGTTCTTGCAATGCAACAGTGCCTGTGGCATCGGGTAGGGTAATGGTGTTATCGCTTGTGGGGTCAGTGACAGTGAGGGTCGTTTCATTAGTATCATCTGTTGCACCCTCAAATCTAAGAGAAAGACCTATACCAATTTCAACATCATTATTAACAAATCGTGTTACACCATTTCCTTGAAATATCAATCGTTGGGATTCTGAGCCTCCTGACATAACAGATATATCCATTCTGCCATCTTCAGTGCCATCAGTAACATCTGCGGCATCCGCGTTTATTTGTGCATAAACTATCTTTTCACCAGCACTGTTCTCACCGCTAAAATCTATATGCCCAAGAACATCACCATCTGCTGGACTAGCACTATTGCGGTATAAATCTAGTGTGGGGTTTTCTGTAGCACCAGCATCTGTTGATGTTAAGGTAAGGTCGCCTGTTATACTTGCGCCATCTGATGTGGTTTCAAGCTTCTTGCTGTTATCGTGGTATAGCTCTACTGCTCCATCAGGTACGAAAACAGCCATTGTTTCTGTGGCATTTACTTTAGTAATTTTAATTGATTGATTATCTTGTAAAAATAATTCTGCCGCCCCTGTTTCTCTTATTATAGAAGCACTACCGCTGTGCAATATAGTAAAATCACTACCATCTCCTAATGTAATACTCTCACTATCCCCCATAGTAAGACCATCAGCCACTAACGTGCCTGTTACTGTCGCACCGCTTGATGTAGTTTCTAACTTCTTGCTGTTGTCATGGTAAAGTTCTACTGCGCCATTTTCTACACCATGCAGGATTTTTTCTGAATTACCAGCATTATTAACTTTAAAATTATTTGTTCTTACTAAAAGCGCACCAGTTCCATTGTCGTGTATTATTGAGCCAGAACCATCGTGATATATTTCTAAATCAGAGCCTGTTCCAAATATTGCTTTAACGTCATCGCTAAATGTTACATCATTACTAAATGTACCACCAGCCAAAGGCATAGCTGCTATATCTGACAATACTTCAGACGTACTTCTACTTTCTAAGCCATTGGCTGTAAAACGAGCATATTCATCATCTGCTACTGAAGAGCTATCAATCTTAACGGCATTAGTATTCGATATTCCAAAAGTTAAACTTGCTTGTCCACCTATATCAGAAAGAACTTCACTAGCAGACCTACTCTCAAGACCACTTGATGTAAATCGTGCAAACTCGTCATCAGCTACGGACGAGCTATCTATTTTTACTGCATTGGTATTTGATATACCAAAAGTAAGTGAGGCTTGACCTCCTATGTCTGACAGCACCTCACTAGCTGAACGTCCTTCTATGGCTGTACCATTTACACGCAAGAAGTCATCATCTGCTACACCGCTCGTAAACTTAGGAACATTTGTGTTGGATATGCCAGTATCTAATGTAGCAGCCGTTCCAAGACCAAGTGATGTTCTAACAGTAGCACCAGTTTCTAAAACAAAGTTAGACCCATCTCCTACAATAAACCCACTATCTGTAACTGCTAATCCAGCCACATCTTGCAGTTGTGCATCTAATCTTGCATTTGCTACTGTGCCTGTAAGATTACCAGCATCTAAATAGTGACTTCCCTCTTGCCCATCAAGCAAATCACTATCTAAACCAGATGAACCACCATCCACTGTTTTTATCAATGTAAGTATTTCACTCGCAGTCTGGTCTGCTGTTGCACTGGCTTCTATAGCATCTAGTTTAGATTTATCAGAACTAGACATTAAACCATTTGCACTAGATGTTGCTGTCGTGGATGCACCTCTTAAATCAGAAGTTGCAAATCCTAACCCATCATCACTAGTAAATGTTATTATACCAGTACCACTTGCATAACTACCACCAGTAAAACCTTTCACTGTATCTGTTTCTGGTACACCAGTAGATGAATTAAATTTAAGAAATTTACCTTTGAGAGTTGCATTTACTGGCAATGTGCCAGATGTGGTGTCTGATTCTGGTCTAAGTAAAGCTCTATCTAATCGCCTTCCTATCTGCTGTATTTGCAATGCCATTCTATCAAGGGCATTTTCATGTGTTTCTGCTGGGAATGGGTCATTTACTCTGTAATTTGTAGGCTGTGTAAAACTCATATTACGCATTAAAAACACGGTTTCACTTGCCGTAGGCGCAGTAACAAAAGTAACTGTACCACCATTAACATTACCAGTACCTGTTACTGCATAATTTGTACTACCTGTGCCTATAGACCTGACAGACTCTGCACCTGTTGCTGTTGTTACAACAATAACTTTGATATCTGTTGTTTCTAATATCTCAAAGGTAAAACTAAAAGCAGTAGTAGACCCATCGCCTGTGTATGTATTTGTTGTTGTCGTTGTTGTAACTGTCATAACAATCCTCTACGGTTTTGTAGGCCAAGTTATAGTTGTTGGAAAATTAGACTGACCAGATATATCTCTTAAAGATTGTCTATATGTAGCCCATGATGTTTTTTGAGAATCTGTTAAAGGACTGTCTGATGCTTGAGTCCAATCACTTTGATATAATAAAAAATCTCTTTGCTCTCTTGCATCGAAAGCAAGTTCTTCATTTGTTGGATTTGTTTCGGGATTGCTAAAATTACTGCCGTCATAATTCCAACCAGTTTTTACATCATCCGAACAATCAACCCAAGTCATAGTTGGAGCTACTTCAAAAGCAACTGATGCTAAATCAACAACTTTATTTTTAAAAACCAATGCTTTCACGAATAAAACTCCTCTACTATTACAACGCCAGAAGCACCAGAACCACCTGTTGCATGACCATTTGAGCCTGTCCTATCGTGAGTTCTTGCGCCACTTCCGCCAACACCAGTATTCGCATCTGGTGTAACTTCAGTGCCATTGGTGGCAACAGCAGTGCTTATATCAGTAATAAGATGAAAAACAGCATTTCCTATTAAAGTTGAACCGCCATGTAGCAACATAGACTGAGTAGTATTATTGTTCCTACCACCAGGAGCTTGTGACCTTCCTATATAATGTCCAACACCTCCTCTTGCATTTAATATATTTCCGCTAGAGCCTTCACCACCTATACCAGGCACACCAGAAGTAGTTATTTCATTTGCTGTAGCAATAAATTGACCGCCTAGACCTCCTGTAGCCGATAAATAACTTCCAAAACTACTTGTGCCACCTGTTGCACCATCATTTGCAGTTGCACCCCCAGCACCACCAGCCCCAACTGTTACAGAAACTGAAGAAACGCTTGATACATCTATCATTGATATTGCAGTGCCACCGCCACCGCCACTTCCAGAAAATAATTCTTGATTATTACTATTACCATCAAGACCACCGCCACCGCCACCACCGCCAACAACGGTTACTCTTACAAACATGCACCCAGAAGGTTTATTCCATGTGCCAGAGCTTGTAATTCTTTGAACTGTTGCAACGGTAAAAGTCGAATAACTAAAACTACCATCTCCATCTGAAACAACTCTTTGACCAGATGAGCCATTACCAGAAATATTTATAGCAGCAGCACCAACTGAATTATCTATTAATTCATCTGCTCCTACACTATCATTTGCCATCATTGCATTTGTAACACTGTCATCTGCAACTGCACTTAATACAGCTAATGAACCTAATCCTAATGTGGTTCTAGCTGCACTTGCATTTGCATCATCAACTAATGTTGCA